ATTGTTTTGGAAGATACTTCAGACGAAAGTCAAATAACTGATTTAGATAGTAAAAGATTCTACGTGCAGATGTATAGTTTCAATTTACAGGGTTTTATATTAGATCCAGAAGAGTTTATTGTAACACCAGCTATAAGTAGAACATTCACAATAACAGAAAATATTTAAAAATAAACAAACTTTTTTAAAAATGAACTGACTTTATGGTTTTTTGATAAAAAATGTGATATTTATGAATAAGATAAAACTAAATAATAAATAAAATTAATTAAATATGGCAAACAAAGTTTATGCATCTCCAGGTGTCTACACAACCGAAAAAGATTTAACATTTACAACAGAAACAGTAGGTGTTACAACATTAGGTGTAGTAGGTGAAACCTTAAAGGGACCAGCGTTTCAACCAGTATTCATCAAAAACTTTGATGAATTTAAAACAACTTTTGGTGGAACAAACCCTGAAAAGTTTAAAAATACTCAAATTGTAAAGTATGAATTACCTTACATAGCAAAACAGTATTTAACACAATCAAATCAATTATACGTAACAAGACTATTAGGTCTTTCTGGTTACGAAGCTGGTATGGCTTGGGTTGTTAAAACGTTAGGGGCTATTGATACAACAACATTATCACACAATGGTATCACTTCAACTCAAATACCTTTTGAGTTTAATACCGCAACTGGTGATTTTTATGTTACTGGTGTAACTGGTAATACTGCGTTGATTGATTACATCGCAACTGAAACTGGTGTCGCATCAGCTTCATTTGACGCTGCTTTTAACCAATTTTTTACAACAACAAACTATACAACAGCTGATTTCTACGTTGGTAACTCATTATATTGGGGTTTATTAACAACTGATTTAGCTGATATGGTAACTACAGATGCTTCTGGTTACACAATCACACCGTCATTTATTGATGCGTATGAATTACCTGTAACTATACCAAGTTCTGATAGAGATAATTATGTTTTAAACAATGAATTGGTTTATAACCCAATAACTCAAACATATTCTGGACCAAGTTTTGCTTTATTTTGCCATTCATTTTCAGCTGCTGGTGTATCAAAAATTAAAGGTACTCTTGAATTATACACAATAGCTTTAAATGCTGATCCTTATATGGAAGGACACAATAAAACAGTTGCTACTTTAAGAAGTAGAGGTGTTTATGTTTCTGATATTTTAAAATATAAAGTTGATACTTTGGCTATGGTTCCTACAACTGGTATGGAAAGTGATCCATATTTAGCTTTTGAAATAACAGGTACAACAGCGGTTCCAACAGGAAGCACGTTTAGTTACACAGTTTCTTTGAAAAAAGGAAAAGCAAATTATATAAAAAATGTAATTGGTTCAACAGCAAGTGATAAAGACGCTTATATCTACGCTGAAGAAGTTTATGATAGTGCGTTAAACTACGGTTACTTAACAGGTAAAATTAAAGGTTTATACACAGAATTAGTTTCAGTTAATACTTGGGATCACTATAAATTCCAATATCAATCACCTGTAACTCCATTCTTTGTATCTGAATTAAGAGGTGGTTTACCACAAAGATTATTTAGAATGGTTTCAATTTCTGATGGTAGCAACGCAAACACTGAAATTAAAATTTCAATTGCTAATGTTGACTTATCTAAGAAAACATTTGATGTGTACGTTAGATCATTTAAAGATTCAGATAAAGCGGTTTCAATACTTGAAAAATTTGTTGATTGCGTAATGGATGAAAAATTGGATAACTACGTTGGTAAAAAAATAGGTACTATTGATAACAAATATCCTTTAAAAAGTGGATATATTGTATTAGATGTTGCTGATAACGCACCAAAAGATGCTGTTCCAGCTGGTTTTGAAGGTTATGAGTTTAGAACAAACGGTTTAACTAACCAAGATGAATTGTCTGTTCCAGAACTTCCATATAAATTTAAATATTATGCACCTGGTGACACCATTTATGATCCACCATTTGGTAACGCTGTTATCTCTTCTGGTGACAAAGTTATGAAAAACTACTTAGGTTTCTCTGATCAATTTGGTTATGATGCTGATTTAACTTCATTTAAAGGTAAAATAAGCACTTTAGGTGATAATGCTTATAATACTGGTGACGATTATACAACAAAAACTAAAGGTTTCCACATGGATATCAACGCACAAACAATCGTTGATTCTATAACTGGTGACCAAGTATTTACAACAGGTGTTGCTTCATTCTCTGATGCTACGGTTGTTGATGGTACAGCTACTCACCCTTATAACAACATGAAAACAAGAAAATTCACAGCTTTATTCGCTGGAGGTTTTGATGGTTGGGATGAGTTTAGACCAAACAGAACAAATACTGATGAGTATAAAATTGGTAGAACTGGTTTCGTAGCTGGTACATTTGATACATTTACAAACGTTCAGTACGCTGAATTATTTGGTACTTCTGACTATTACGCTTACTTAAACGGTATTAAAACATTCCAAAACCCAGAAGAAACAGCTATTAACATTTTAGCTACACCTGGTATTGACATGTTGAATAACACTGATTTAGTAAGAGATGCTATCGAAGTTGTTGAAGAAAAAAGATTGGATGCAATCTACTTACCAACATTACCAGATATTAAATTGTTAAATAACACAAACCCTTCAAATAGTGAAGATTGGTATTATGCTGAAGATATTGTTAGTGAATTAGAAAACACTGAAATTGATTCAAACTATACTGCGGTTTACTATCCATGGATCCAAATTACAGATACAGATAACAACGCAAACTTGTATATCCCACCTACTGCGGAAGTAGTTAGAAATATGGCTTATACTGATAACGTTGCTTATCCTTGGTTTGCAACTGCGGGTTACAATAGAGGTTTGGTTAAATGTAATAAAGCACGTATCGTACTTGACCAAGATGCAAGAGATGTGTTATATCCAGGTAGAATTAACCCATTAGCGACTTACACAGATGTTGGGGTTGTAATCTGGGGTAACAGAAACTTACAGGTTAAATCAAGTGCCCTTGATAGACTTAATATCAGAAGATTGTTGTTACAAGCAAGAAGATTGATCATGAGTGTATCTAAGAGATTGTTATTTGATCCAAACGATACTACGGTTAGAAATCAATTCTTATCATTGGTTAACCCAATCTTGGATAACATTAGAAAAGAAAGAGGTTTAACTGACTTTAGAGTAAGTGTGGCGATGGATGTTACAGATAATGACAGAAATACTTTAACAGGTAAAATCTACATTAAACCAACACCAACTTTAGAATTCATAGAACTTGAATTCGTTGTTACACCACAAAACGTATCATTTGATAACATATAATAAAATTGGGGGTACGTAAAAAGTGCCCCCAATATATTTTTAAAAAGAAAGTAACAAAGAAAAATAATATTATAGTACTATTTATAATATCATATAATATATCGTATATATATAGTACTATTAATAATAGAGTACTCTTCGTTAAGACCCTTAACAAAAATAATATAAAAACACCAAAAAGTCAAGTTTTTTGAATAATTTTTTTGAAAAATGAAATAAAACGAAAAACAAAGATATTTATAGAAAACAATAAAACAAAATTTAAATAGATAAAATATGGCTAACTTATTAATGAAAATGCCTGTTCCTTACGAACCAAAAAAGCAGAACAGATTTATATTAAGATTTCCAAGTTCATTGGGTATTAATGAATGGTTTGTTATTTCAACTAAAAGACCAACAATGACAATAAATGAAGTTGAAATTCCGTTTTTAAATACTTCAACTTACGTTGCTGGTAGATTTAACTGGGAAACAATTGATGTAACTTTTAAAGATCCAATTGGTCCTTCAGCAGCTCAAGCATTGATGGAGTGGGTTCGTTTACATGCAGAATCAGTAACTGGTAGAATGGGTTATGCCGCTGGTTATAAAAAAGATATTGAATTAGAAATGTTAGATCCGACAGGTGTTGTGGTAGAAAAATGGATCCTTCAAGGAACATTCTTAACCAACGTTGACTTTGGATCATTAGATTATAGCACAGATGACATTGCAGAAATTACAGCAACATTAAGAATGGACCGTTGTATATTGGTTTACTAAGATTTGCAAATATGTTTTTTACAAGAAAGGGACGTTATTCGTCCCTTTTTTTTATCCATTAAGTAATTTACTGTTTTCTTTAACAAATTTATTTATTTTTTCATTTAAAACCTTTTGGTTATCCAACTCATGTTCCCAAATGACCAACAAGGTGTATAAGGGGTCAAATTTGACCAATTTAACTTTATATTGATCATTCTTTAGGTTTCGTCTTTGAAAGGCGTATTTAGCCTCTGGATTGTGTTTTTTGCAGCAATGAAAAAAACAACCATGTGTTTCAATCAAAATATTGTGTTCTGTTAATAAAAAATCAAATTCTCTTTTCTTAAAAACAAAGTGTTGTTCAAATTTTATACCCAAACTGGTTAAAATTTCAGCAAATAAAACTTCAAGGTTTGAAGTTCCATTCATTTTTTTAAATAATTTCTTGATTTTTTGTTTCTTTTTTACCATTATTGTCTATTATTACGTTAATATAAGTACTGGGTTTTAATAATAAACGGAAAATTCATTTACTTATATTTATAAAAAATTAAATTTAATTAAAATAGTAAAAAATGGATAATCAACAAGTTTATTTCGAACCGCCACATGACGTTATTAGTTTACCTTCTGGTGGTAAGTTTTACAAAAACAAAAAAGATACTATCAAAGTTGCTTATATGACAGCTTCTGATGAGAATATCTTAACGTCACCAAACTTATTACAAAATGGTAAAGTTCTTGACGTATTATTAGAAAAGAAAATAATGGACAAAGACATTAAAGCTGGCCAATTATTGTCTGGTGATAGAAATGCAATTATTTTCTTCTTAAGAGCAACTGGTTACGGTGAAATGTACCCAATTGAATTACAGGATCCTAAAACAGGTGAAGTTTTCACGACTGAAGTGGATTTAAGTTTATTGCCAACAAAAGAAAATAACTTACAACCCGATGAAAATGGTGAGTGTAGTTTTGTTCTACCTAAAAGCAAAAAAACTGTTAAGTTTAGATATTTAACGGCTGATGAAGACGATAAGCTTATTAAAGAAGATAATGCAAGAACTAAAAAATTGGGTTCAAGTGCTATTAGTCAATTAATGACGCTTAGACTACAAAACCAAATTACGGAAGTTGACGGTATTAGAGAAAAAGCTGCGATTGTACAGTTTGTAGAATCAATGTCACCTATGGATTCGGCAGAGTTCAGGAAGTACCTTCAAGATAACGAACCTGGTTTAGATTTAACCATTAATGTTGAGGCTCCTAGTGGAGAGTTTTTTTTTGGTGAACTTCCAATTACATCCAAATTTCTTTGGCCTTACGTCTAGTTACCGTGAACAGATGATGTATGAGTCGTACATCCTGGTTAAACACGCTAACTTTGATTATATGGGTGTTATGTTAATGCCTGTTTTTGAAAGACGAAAATACATTGAGATCTTAATGGAAGAAAACGATAAAATTAAGCAAGCTAGAGAGAAAGAGGCTA